GACGGGGTGCGAGCTGGCCGGGTTCTCGCGTGAGGACGGCGAGCCCGACCGGGAGTACTGGATAAAGGTAGGCAATGCATTGAGCGGCGAAGCCGTCTGGAAGCCGAAGCGCTCGAGCAAATGGGGCAAGAAGATCTTCGACCAGCTGGACTATATCCAGCCGCCGAGTTCGAAGCAGCTCTGCGAGCTGTTCGGGCTGCAGAACTGGGAAGTCCAGGGCGCCTTCCAAGGCGGCATGACCATGACCATCGCGGTCGCGACGGCCCAGAAGTTCGGAGACCGATTCGTCGTATCCGTCCCCGAGAAGGACGACGCGAAAGCGAAGATCTTCGAGGGCCACCCATGTCTCCGCGAGCTCACGCTCGGCGAATGGCGCGAAGTTCAGCGCGCCGCCGAGGAAGGCTCGCGCGCCGAGACCTCCGCGTAGAGGAGCCGCCGATGCACCCATGCCTGCACACCACGAACAAGCAGCTCCGCGTCGGGAACCAGCGGATCCAGACCCACCGGGCCGAGGACGGTACCGACGGTGGCCCCGTCGACGTCCCGATCATCGCGACCGAGTCGACCGATGGCGTCGACGGCCCCAAAACGGTGATCGCCAAGTTCTGCCCCTTCTGCGGGCAGCGCCTGCGCGGCGATCGGGCAGGAGGTACCGACGAATGAGAGAGCACACGCACCGAATGGCGCAACGCCTCAACCGCGCGGCCGACCGCCTCAGCGACCGCCCAATGCCGGCGGAGCTGGACAAGATCCGTGGACAGATCCGGCAGCTGTGGATCGCGATCGACGTCGACTACGTGCAGGAAACGCTCGAGGCGAAACAAGCCGAAGAAACCGGCGGAGGCGCCGACACCAGCGCCTCCGCCACCTGATCCGATTGGGAGAGAGCCCATGTACCCGGAAACCGCACAGCGGACGCACGCCACATATCGCGACGGCCTGTCCTCATGGATCGCGAAAGCCGTCTCCACCGGCAGCGAACCGCGCACCCTCGGAACCACCTACGTCCGCGCACGCGACGAAGAACACGCCGCCGACCTCGGCCGCGACGCCCTGAGCCTGCGCTCGACCCTACGCGGCCGCCGCGACTGGACCGTCGTCGCCCGTCCCGCGGATCCCGAAGAGGATCTCGGGATGGTTCGGCTCACGGGGGCCTCAACGTCATGAGCGCCGTGAGCTGTGAGGTTTGCGGCAAGGCCACGCCGTCACCCTGGCCGGTCGCGGTCAACGGCGTCGCCGGCGACGTGCGCGAGCTTTGCGATGGCTGCGCTGCTGTCAGCAGCCGCGGAGGTGTTTCACGTGCTCGAGCACGAGGAGGAATAACGCGATGGCCGTAGAAGCCTATCCCCTGCAGTGGCCCGAGGGTGTCGATCGGACGCACCCGAGCAAGCGCGAGCTCGCTCGCTTCTCGAAGAAGACAGGCGAGCGCATCGCCACCCAGAGACGCCTGACCGTGGCCGATGCGCTGCAGCGCCTGCACGACGAGATCGGGCCGAAGAAGCTACCGGCCAAGCATCTGGTCGTTTCGTCGAACGTCCCAACCCGGCAAGACGGCCTGCCGTACTCGAACGCGCGCGAGCCCGACGATCCCGGCGTCGCCGTCTACTTCCAGCTCGCCGGCGAACCGCACTGCCTCCCGTGCGACACCTTCACCCGCGTCGCCGACAACATCGCAGCGATCGCCCGATCACCGAGATCGAGCCGATGGAATGGCTGGAGATCCTGCGCAAGCTGGAACGCGCCGGCAAGCACGAGGCCAAGCGCCAGGTGCGCTCGATCGCCGGCGACATCTACCGGCTGGCCATCGTCACCGGCCGCGCGACCACGAACCCGCTGAGCGAGATCGGGGTCGCCCTGCTCCCGTCGAAGCAGAAGCACCATCCCCACATCTCGGGAGATGAGCTGCCGGATCTGCTCAAGGCGATCTCCGCGTACGAGGGCAGCCAGCTCGTGCGCGCCGGGCTCCAGCTGCTGATGCTCACGGCGGCGCGCCCGGGCGAGCTGCGTGCCGCGGCCTGGGAGGAGATCGACCTCGAGGAGGGGATCTGGCGCGTGCCGCCGGAGCGGATGAAGACGGGGCGCCCGCACCGCGTGCCCTGCCTCGCCAGGCCGTGGCCATCCTGAACGAGATCCGCCCGCTCGCCGGCCCCGGGCCGCTGGTATTCCCCGGCCGCAACGACCGGACCAAACCGCTCTCCGACGCCGCCTTCACGCGGGCCCTGAACCGCATGGGCTACCACGGCCGCCACGCGCCGCACGGGACGCGCCACCTGGTGGCCACCGAGCTGAAGGAGCTGCGCTACCCCGGCGAGTGGATCGAGGCGCAGCTGTCGCACAAGCTCCCGGGGATCGGCGGCGTCTACACGCACGCCGAGCACATGGCGCCCGGCCAGCGCCCGGCAATGATGCAGCACTGGGCCGATCACCTGGATTCCCTCGAGGCCGACAACGTCGTCCAGCTCCCGACCGCGGCTCAGAACCCGTAACCCTGCCGGCGGCCGCCGGCGCACTCATCCTCTGCAACCGACGCGAAAACGAATCGCGCGTCGGCGTGCGTGTGCGTCGCGCGTTGGGGGCGGCGCTAGAATTGGTGGGGGGTTGGGAAAAAGGTAACAAAGGTAACGGAGCCGCAGAATCGACTCTAACCGCCTGTTTTTCCGGGAAATTGCCGAGATCGCAAAAGGTAACAAAAAGGTAACGGAAAGGTAACAACGTTACTTCTTATAAAGGTAACACCCTCCTTTCTCTATACCCTTGCAATTCAACAACTTGCGATCCTGTTACCTTTTGCGTTACCTCTTGTTACCTTTTCGAGGTAACAGCTATACCCCCAAGATTCAGGGACTTAGAAGCGCAAAATGGGGGCTGTTACCTTTGTTACCTTTTTCCGACGCCCCCCCTGTGCTTCAGGCCGGCCTGGGCGGCCCCGCGCTGCGGCCAGTTCGTGCAGATATCGCCGGAATCCGCATGTGTGGCAGGCACTTATGAGATCGCCGCGAACCCCGTAGCTGCCGCCTCAGCGGCCCAACCGCGTGCGCGCACAAAAACTGACCGCTCTAGATCGCGAGCGGGGCGGGGTGTCGAACGCGCGCGCCGGGCCCCTGGTGGGGGTGGTGGGGCTGGTTCCGGGGGCTGGACACGAAAAAGCCGCCCGAAGGCGGCTTGGTGAGACTGCGGAGCTGCGCGCCTGGTCAGCGCGCGGGGTCGAGGGCTGGGGCGCTGGATTCCTCGAGGACGTAGGGGCGGAAGCGGACCACCTCCTCGCCGAGGATGTCGTTGATCTCGCGGAAGACCTCCTGGAGCGGCTGGAGCTCGTTGGCGACGAACACCCGGGCGGCCTTCTCGACGTCACCGAACCCGGCGCTGTTCTGCGGGATGATTCCCATCAGCTGCGGCGGCACGCGGTGGCCGGCGAGCTGGTCGTCGCGCGTGACGTTCTTCACGTTCCAGAACTCGTCCTTGGCGGCCACCTCGCTGATGGGGATCAGCTGCACGCCGTCCTTCTTCCCGTTGGGCGCGTAGAGGAAGAGGTTGCGGAAGTTGCCCGGGCCCTTGCTCTCCTTGAGCGCCTTGCGCATCTCGTCGATGTCCTCCTGCTTCTGGGCGGCGTCGTTCATGTAGAGGATGAACCCGGCGTGGCTCCCGTTCAGGTAGTACTTGCGCCGGAACAGCGTCGCGCTCTCGTTCAGCCAGGCGCTCTGCAGGCTGCCGAGGTAGTCGGGCACGCCGTACACCTCCTGGTCGATGTCCGGCTCCATCAGGTGGATCAGCCGGCCGCGCGGGAACTTCTGGGGATCGAACCAGTTCGGCACCCACCAGTAGCGGTCCAGATCCGCGTGGCGGCGCACGTACTTGGCGCGCGCCGATCGCAGCCCGAGGAAGCGGCCGAGCCGGCCGTAGATCTTCTCGAGGTACGCGTTGCCGAAGACGAGGTAGTCCAGCGCCGCCGAGGCGAAGTCGCGGCGGCTCAGCAACGGGTGCGGCTGGAAGGTCTTCACCAGGATGTTCCGCTTCACCTGCAGCGCGGATCCGTGGTGCGCGGTCGCCCGGTAGGATTTCGCCAGTGCCGGCAGGTCGACGGGCGGTTCGTACCATTCGTAGGGCGACTGCCAGATCCCGGCGTAGAGGAAGTCGTAGCGATCGAGCACCGGCGTCGGGTCGCCGAAGCTGAATGCCTCCATGTTGGCCGTGCCGCTCTCCGGGGCCGGATCGGTGGCCGGGCTGTCTTCGCTCATTCGTACATCTCCATCAAGGACTGTTCGGCGCCGGAGGCCGGGCCGTCGAGGGGTTCGTTGTAAAGCGCGTGCATCGCGGCCCACGCGAGATCGGCGTGGCCGGTGGTGTTGTTCCGGCCGGACCGGTACGTCAGCTGGCCGCCGGCATCGGTCAGCGATCGGCGGATCGCCATGAACGACTGCGCAAGATCGGTCCAGCCGGAGTCGAATTCGAGGCGCCCGCGGTCGATCACGTTCTGGGCCTTCATCACCAACCGGGCCTTGCTGTCCGGCGTGTACCGGAAGCGCACCACCGTCGGGAAGAACTTCTCGACGAGCTCGGCGACCAGGTCGCCGATGCCGGTGGTGTCGATGCCGATGTAGGTCACGTTGTAGCGCTGGGTGACCTTGCGGACCTCTTCGGCCTGCTCTTGGTAGTCCAGGCCGCGCAGGCGTTTGCGCTCGACGGCTCGGTGCTTGCCCTGGCGGTTGCGGGCCGCGGCGATCACGACCAGGCCGGCGCCGTCGCCGTCCTCGCTATCGCCGGACGGGTCGTAGCCGACCCAGACCTCTTCGTCGGCGATCGGCCGTTGGGCGAAGGGCTTGAAGTCGCGCCAGACTTCCCAGCTGTCGACCATGCAGGCCTGCAGCGAGGCGAGCGGGAACACCGACAGGCTGTCGTCCACGAAGTGGCAGAGCAGCAGGTTGTTGTATTCCTCCAGGCTGTACTCGAGCTCGAGCTGCTCAAGGTCGAAGAGATCACAGCCGCCGGCGATCGCATCCTCGACGGTGACGATCTGCCGCCACTGGCCGTCGGCGCAGGCCGCTCCGTTCTTCAGCGCCTCGTGACTGGTGTCGATCTCGACGCGCTCGGCCTTCGGCCGGCGCTTGTTGTAGAGCTCGCCGGTCCAGAACGGGTAGCCCTCGTGGCCGACCGAACTCGGCGTGCTGAAGTAGGTCTGGGTCCACTGCTTGTGCATCGCCATGCCCGAGGCGACCTTGCGGAACTCCTGGAAGCGCTGGATCCAGAAGTACTCGTCCATGTAGATATCGCCGTGGTAGCTCTGGGCCGTCCGGGCGTTCGTGCCAAGGAAGTAGAGGCAGGCCCCGTTGGCTAGCACCAGCGGATCGCCCTTCAGCTCGACCCCGGTCACCTCGAACACGAACTGGACGATGTACTGGCGGAAGACATGGGCCTGCGCCTTCGAGGCCGACATGAATATCTTGTTCTTCCCCGTCTGCAGCGCGTCGGTAACTGCCTCGCGGGCGAAGTACCAGGTCGCGCCGATCTGTCGGCTCTTGAGGAGGTTTCGGATCCGGTGGTCCTGCCCCGCCTGATACCAGGTGCGCTGGTAAGCGAACAGCGCATCCTCGAACGCATCCCGGACCGCCTGCGCGCCCTCGTCGCCGACGTCGTTTTTCGCTTTCTTGCGCTTCGGCTTCGCGGCGTCCTTGCGATCGCGCTTGGGGTTCAGGTCTGACTCGGCGCCGGTTTCCTGGTAACGGTGCACGCGTGCCAGACGCTCGATCTGCCGCCCGAGCAGGTCGATCTCCTTGAAGTCGCGCCCCTCCTTCAGATCCTTGTTGATCAGCTGAACCATGCGCGCCTCGAGGCTTCCCTCGACGCGCTCGGTCGGCGTGGCCGCGTCCCAGCCGTCGCGCCGCTTCCACGAATGCACCGTCGCAGGCTTCTCGTTAAGCAGCTCCGCGATGCGCGCGATGCGCCACCCCTGCCAGTAGAGGTTGCGCGCATGCGTGCGTGGAGACTCGATCGTGTCCGGGAGAGAACTCATGCAGGCAGCGTACCCGTGCGCCTCGCGGCGCCCCTGCAGCGTGGAGCGGTAAGCGCAGCGCCTTACCCTCCGCGCGCGTTGTCGCCGCGAGCGTCAGCGTCGAACCTGATCACGACACAGAAATCAGGCATTTGCCCGAGGATTGACGGCCATGGCGAAGAAGTTCCGCGTAGCGACCGAAGGGGCGACCACTGACGGTCGCAAGCTTGCTCGGGAAAGCCTCGAGCAGATGGCGAAGAACTACGACCCGAAGCGCTACGGCGCCCGGGTCTGGCTCGAGCACATGCGCGGCATGTTCCCCGATGGCCCCTTCGCGGCGCTCGGCGACGTGCTCTCGCTGTCGACCGGCGAGATCAAGGACGGCACGGAATCCGGCAAGGTCGGTCTCTACGCCGAGATCGAGCCGACCGAGAAGCTCAAGGAGATCAACCAGCAGCGCCAGAAGGTCTACTCGAGCATCGAGGTGGACCCCGAGTTCGCGGACACCGGCGAACCCTACATGGTCGGCATGGCCGTGACGGACTCGCCGGCGAGCCTCGGTACCGAGATGCTCCAGTTCTCCGTGCAGCAGGGCGAGAACAGCCCGCTCGCGGCGCGCAAGCAGAGCGCGCACAACGTGTTCACCGCAGCCGCCGAGGTCGACTTCGACTTCTCTGAGGAGGAGCAGCCGGGCGGCGACAAACCGAAGCTGCTCGACAACGTGAAGGCCATGTTCAAGCGGCACCGCCAGACGGGCGACGCCCAGATGCAGGCCTTCCGCGACGACGTCGAATCGACCCTCGAACTGTTCGTGAAGGAAGCCGGTGAGCTGCGAGCCGAACTCGACAAGCGTCCGACCGCGGAGCGGTTCGACCAGCTCAAGGCCGACCACGACAAGCTGCAGAAGGATTTCTCCGGGCTGCACAGCCAGCTCGACCTGACCCCGGACACGCCGGGCCGCGAAACGGCGACCGGCCAGGACGGCGCAGTCGAGACCGACTGCTGATTCGCAGCCCTGCACCGACCGCACCGATAGAGACTTGACTCAAAGAGGCCAGCGTCATGCGTAACGACACCCGCATCGAGTTCGAGCGATTCACCCAGCGCGTGGCGCAGCTCAACGGCGTCTCGGATGCAACGAAGACATTCGCCGTCGAGCCGAGCGTCCAGCAGACGCTGGAACAGAAGATCCAGGAGTCGAGTTCCTTCCTCGGCCGGGTCAACGTCATCGGCGTGGACGAGCTCAAGGGGCAGAAGCTCAAGCTCGGCACCTCCGGCCCGATCGCCGGGCGGACCGACGTCTCGGCGAACGACCGCCAGACCCGGGACCTGTCGGACCTGACCGGAGAGGACTACGAGTGCCGCTTCACCGAGTTCGACACGCACATCCCGTACGCCACGCTCGACGCCTGGGCGAAGTTCCGCAACTTCCAGACGATGCTGCGCAACGCCATCGTCCGCCAGCAGGCGCTCGACCGGATCATGATCGGGCTCAACGGCACCTCGGCTGCCACGGCGACTGACCGCGTCGCCAACCCGCTGCTCGAGGACGTCAACATCGGCTGGCTGCAGGCCTACCGGAACAACGCCCCCGCCCGGGTGATGACCGAGGGTGCGAACACCGGCGTGATCCAGGTCGGCCCCAACGGCGACTACGCCAACCTCGACGCCCTGGTCTACGACGCCGTCAACGAGCTGATTGAGCCTTGGCACCGCGAGTCGACCGACCTGGTCGCCATCTGCGGCCGGAAGCTGCTCGCCGACAAGTACTTCCCGCTGGTCGACCAGGACCACAAGCCGACCGAGCACCGCGCGCTGGACATGATCATCAGCCAGAAGCGCATGGGCGGCCAGCAGGCGGTCCAGGTGCCCTTCGTGCCCGATGGCGCGATCCTGGTTACCACGCTCGACAACCTCTCCCTCTACTTTCAGCGCGAGGGGCGCCGCCGGCACGTCGAGGAGAGCCCGAAGCGCAACCGGATCGAGAACTACGAGTCCTCGAACGACGCGTACGTGGTCGAGGATTACGGCGCCGGTTGCCTGGTCGAGAACATCTCGATCGGCGACTTCAGCGTATAACCGGAGCAGCGATCGATGACGAGTCCAGCCCGCCGCCACTTTCAGCGTGTCACGGCCGCCCGCGAGGCGGCCGGGGCCGGTTCCGAGCCCATGACCGGCGATACCTACCAGCTGATGCAGGCATCGCTGATGGAAGACCGGCGGCGGCTCAAGGACATCCAGAGCATCGAGCGCAAGATCGAGGTCAAGCGCGAGCTGTTGCCGAAGTACGACGACTACGTCGCCGGCGTGCTCGAGTCCGGCCAGGGCGCGCAGGACGATGTCCTGATGACCTGCATGGTCTGGGCGTTCGACGTCGGCGCCCTGCCCGCGGGTCTCGACGTCGCCGAGTACGCGCTCGCGCACGACCTGACGCCCCCTGACCACTACGAGCGCGGCACGGCCGCCATCGTTGCGGAGGAAGTCGCCACGGAGGCGCTGCGCCAGCTCGGCGGCGAGGACGCCGACGCCGAATCGCTGGTCCCGCTGCTCGAGCGGGCGCGTGACCTGACCGAAGGCGCGGACATGCACGACCAGATCCGCGCCAAGCTGCACAAGGCCTCCGGCTACGCCCTCTGGGGCGCCGGCCGCGGCGAGGATGCGCTCGAGCACCTGCAGCGGGCGCTCGCACTGGACGAGAAGGTCGGCGTGAAGAAGGACATCGAGAAGCTCACGCGAGACCTCAAGAACGCGGGCGGTCAGTCCGAGGGCTGACCCGCCACACCGAGTCGGCCACCCCGACGTCGGGCGGCGCGGCGCACCACACGTTTTCGCTCTCTCCCCGTGTGATGCGCCGCCCACCGCCCTCTTACGGGAGGCTTTGGGGGAAGGATGAGCTTCGTCGTCGCCGGAAATAGCAACGCCGAGGCGGGGGAGGCCATCGAGAACAACGGCTTCTGGCCGGGCGTCGACCCCGCCGATTTCCGCGCCACCACGCGCGTGGACACCACCATCACCGAAGAGCGCGTCGCCGGCGCCCTGCGCGCCGCGATGATCGACACCAACGATCGCCTGCGCGACTGGCAGGCCGACCAGGTCGCCGCCGGGCACGCCTCAGCGGGCGATGTGCCCGAGCCGAGCCACCGGCCCGCCGGATCGATCACCGCCCTGTATCTCCGCGCCGTCTACGCGCTGGCGAAGGCGAACCTGGTCGAGCGGTACCGCGACTACGACAGCGCCGGCAGTGAGAGCGAACGCGTCGAGGACCTGACCCCGACGATCGACGACTACCGCCGCGACGCCGCCTGGGCTATCTCCGACCTGATCGGGCGCAATCGCTCGACGGTCGAACTGATCTGATGCCCGAGCGGGTCGTGCACGCGCAGCAGGGCGACACGGTCGACCTGATCTGCAGCCGGCACTACGGCCAGACGGCCGAGATCACCGAGCGCGTCTACCGCGCCAACCCGGGGCTGTGCGAGCTGGGGCCGATCCTGCCGATCGGCACCGCCGTCCGGCTGCCCGATGTCGAGCCGCAACCGCAGCGCGCCAGCGTGCAGCTCTGGGAGTAACGGATGAGCGAAGAGGACAGCGTGACGGTGCGTGAACCTACCGTTGCCGAAATTGCCCATCGACAGGAACGAATGGAGCGCGAGCAGCGGGACCAGTGGCAGCAGATCCACGCGACCCGCGATCGCGTGGCGGCGGCCGAAGCCGGAATGGAACGGCTCTGGGGCGAGCTGCATGCGTTCCGGACCGAGTCGCGCGAAGACGCGAGACAGGTCACCGAAGCGATCGGCAACCTCGGGCAGAGCCTGTCGAATAAGGCGGACGCAGAAACGGACAACTGGCGGCGCCGAGTCGATGAGGCGCTGATGACGCGAGAGGGCAGCCGCCGTCTGGCGCGATGGCTCCTCGGGCTCGGTATCCCCGCGATCGCGGCCATTGCGACCACTGCCTACTACCTCGGCGCGATCCTGTGATGGAAGTGATCCAACGCCACCTGTCGGATGGATTCAACGACTACGAGATCAAGCCGGAGGGCCTGCTGGTCCACTACGTCTCGGCCCGCTACACGATGCCCGACGACCCGTACAACGTCGACGAGATCATCCGGATCCTCGCCGAGTACGGGCTCGGCTATCACGACCTGCTCCCACGCGAAGGCGGCGTGATCGAGCTGGTGCCGGCACCGCTGCGCGCCTGGCACGCCGGCGAGTCCGTGTGGAAGGGCCGCACCGACTGCAATTCCTGGATGCTGGGTGTAGCGCTGATCGGAATGCACGGCGAGCCGTTCACCGATCGCCAGTACGACGACCTCGCGCAACGCACCGCCCGCCACGTAGCACGGTTCCCGATCCGGCGCGAGAACGTGGCAGGGCACGAGGACGTCGCACCCGACCGCAAGAAAGACCCCGGCCCGTCATTCGACTGGGACCGGTACGAGTCGTCGATCGCCGGACTGTGGAGACCGTGATGCTGACCGATCCGATCTGGTGGGTCCTGGTGGCGCTGGGCATCGCCGCCAACTTCGTGCTCGCACTCAAAGAGGCCAAGCAAGCCGCCGGCGTGTTCGTGGGCCCACTCGCCTACATCCGAGGGCAGCCTTACGCCGTGATTCTGGGTCTGCTGGGCGGGATCGGCGCCGGTTTCTGGATGGCCTCCGACGTGGAGGCGGCAAAATGGGGCCTCGCCGCGGGCCTTGCTGGTACCGGCTTCTTCGAGCGCATCGCGAAGAAGAAGGCACCGTAGATGCAGCGCAAAATCCTCATCCTCGTGGCCTTCTTCCTGACCGTCGGCGCCGCGTTCTGGGGCGGCAAGCTCTGGGGTTGGAGCGCCGCCGAGGCCGAAATGGCCGAAGCGCGCGAGGAAGCGATCCGGGATGCCGTCGCCCAGGACCGCCGGGAACGCGCCCGCGCCGACTTCAATGCGCAGGAGCGCGAGCGCAAGCGGCTGCAGGAACTGCGATCGCGCGTGGCGGACCTGCAGGCAAAGAACCGACGTGCGCGCGAGTGGCAATCGAGCCAGGCCGCCCAGCGCGAGTGCTTCCCGCCGGATGCGCTGAAGATCTTCCGGAGCTACTGATGCGAGCGATTCTCTGCGCGCTGCTTGGGCTCGCCGTCACGGCATGCGCCCCGAATCCGACGGTGCTGCCGCCGTCGCCCGACACCTACCCGGCCGCGCCGGAACGATTGCTCGACCCGGCCAACTGCCCGGACGCAGATCCAGACGGCGAAGGTGTGCTGCACGATCCGGCTGACGGCACCGCCGGGGCGGTGCTCGACGCGCGCGGCCGCAACGGCGAGATGTACGTCCGATGCCGCGCCGCGTTCGAGGGCCTCGTCGACCACGAGCGGGAACGCATGCGCCGCCAGCGCGAAAAGGCGATGGAGGGAAGCGGCGAATGAAGAAGCTCACCAGCCTGCGCCAGTACCTGATCGACGCCTGCCCGGCTCTGCAGCGGGATCCGGACCAGCTGATCACCCTGATCGATTCCGGCAGCGTCCGGTTCCACGTCGGCGAGAGCCTGTCGCACCTCTACGACTTCCGCGCCAGCGTCATCCTGACCGAGTTCGGCGCGGACGTGGACACCGTCACCCTGCCGCTGCTGCACTGGCTGTCGATCTACCAGCCCGACCTCCAGCCGGAGGAGGCCATCACGTTCGAGAGCGAGATCCTCAAGAACGACAAGGTCGACCTCCTGATCACCGTGCAGCTCACCGAACGCGTGACCGTCGCGCAGAACGAAGACGGACACTACGTGGCGACCCACCATGAGGATCCGCGCGAGATTTACGAGTACGGCCCGACGCCCTGGGATCTGCACGCCACCGACGAGACCGCGGACGAGACCGACGTCTACCAGGGCGGGGACGGCTAAGGCCGCGCCATGGACGACGACCTGCAATCCCTCGAGGATTGGGCGACCCCGCTGCTCGAGCGCCTCAATGCCAGCGAGCGGCGCGGGCTGATGCGCAAGATGGCCACGGAGCTGCGCCGCAGCCAGCGCGAGCGCATCCGTGACCAGAAGAACCCGGACGGCAGCGCCTACGAGCCGCGCAAGCGCCTGCGAGGCAAGTCCGGCAGCATCCGTCGCCGCGCCATGTTCCACGAGCTGAGCAAGGCCCGGTGGCTGAAGGCGAAGGCCACCACGGACAGCGCCACCACCGGATTCTTCGGCCGCGTCGCCAGCATCGCAGCCGTGCACCAGTACGGCGAGCGCGACAAGGTCGACCCCAACGGCCCCGTCTACCACTACCCGCAACGGAAGCTGCTCGGGTTCAGCGATCGCGATCGCACACTGATCCGCGACCTGCTGATCGACTATCTCGGACGGTAAGGGCAGCGTCTTACCCTCCGTTATCGTTCGGCAGCGCGTCTCGGCAGGCGACCATGCCTGTATGCGTTCCGCCGAACTCCATCGCCTGATCGAGAATCTCGTCCGCGTCGGCACCGTCGCCGAGGTGGATCACGACGCCGCGCGCGTTCGCGTGGAGTCCGGCGAACTCCTCACCGGCTGGCTGCTGTGGCAGGCACAGCGTGCCGGCGACGCCCTCGAGTGGGATCCGCCCACGGTCGGCGAGCAGGTTGTCGTGGTATCGCCCGGCGGCGACCCGAACAACGGCATCGCGATCGCGTTCATCTACTCCACCGACCACCCGGCGCCATCCAGTAGTCCCAGCCTGTACCGGCGCAAGTACCCGGACGGGACGCTGGTCGACTACGACCACGACGCCAAGCACCTGACGATCGATTGCGTCGGCTCCGTCACGGTGAAGGGGGCACAAGCCCTCCTGGTCGATTTCGGCG